AGGAGCGACATATGGCGACAAGGGTAGGTATACCACCGTCCCCGATAAGATGTCGTCTCGTCCCACTCTAACCACATCAGCACTCTGGTTCCACGTATTTCAGTGGTCCGGAACTGCATGGGCTCACGCCTGTGCTGCTGATGGACGAGAGTCCGAGTTTGTGCGAGGCAACCGCTTCACAACGGTTGCTAAAGATTGTACGAAGGATCGTGGCATAGCCATCGAACCTAGCGTCAATTTGTTCTACCAGCTCGGCGTAGGCCGGGCTATTCGAACCGCACTCAAGAGGAATGTGCACATCGACATTACTCATGGGCAAGCCATTCACAGGCGGGTCGCCTGTGAAGCCAGCACGCATGGCCGACTTGCTACACTCGATCTCTCGAATGCCAGCGATACCATATCTACCAACTTGGTTAAGTTGGTGACCCCTCGACCTTGGTTTGAGTTGTTAAACTCGCTCCGATCTCCTTTCACCCTGTTTCGTGAGAAGTGGGTGCACTTGGAGAAGTTTTCGTCGATGGGAAATGGTTTCACGTTTGAGCTGGAGACAGCAGTATTCCTCGCTGTCATCCTTGCCGTCCGTAATCTCCGCGCGATCGACGACCCTAGGTGGGCGTCGGTGGTGCCGGGGAAGGATATCTTCGTTTACGGTGATGATATCATCGTACCGACGGAGTTGGCTTCAGACGTGATTGCCGCGCTCACCTACTGTGGCTGCAGCATTAACAAGGATAAGTCCTTCGTTGATGGGCCCTTTAGGGAATCTTGTGGTGGGGACTACTTCGGGGGGGTGGACGTACGTCCATTCTTCCTAAAGGAGTTCCCGGATGAACCGCAAGACTGGATTACAGTCGTTAACGGCCTCAGAAACATGGCCGTCCAAGAAGAAAAGGACGGTTTTGATCTGGGGCGCAGTTATCTTCTGCGTCCTTGGTTTGTCGCTCAGGATTCACTTCCAACTCACATTCGAAGGTTACGAGGCCCTAAAAAGCTTGGTGACCTGGTCATCCATGACGAATGTGAGCGGTGGCAAACCCGCAAGCGCGGAGCAATTCACTACATACGCGCCTACAGGCCAGCCCGGTTCTCACGAATCGGCTGGCAAAACTGGAAAGGCGAAGTAGTGCTGGCGACAGCCGTCTACGGAACCGGAGATGGCAAACTGGGGGTAACCCCCCGGGATGCTGTCCTCGGCTACAAGGTCGGCTGGGTACCGTTGCCAAGCGCGTCCTCTAACTGGCTTCCAGCCAGTGAGGGTGGCGCAGCCCCAATTCCCCCCGAACCGTATATCCCCGTGAGGGGACAACAGGTGGACCTGGTGACAGGTCCGTACGAGGGTCCGTCTGTCCCAGCCCCGCTCGTGAGAGCTCGGCTGAATCAGATGGTTTGGGAGATCCGCCGTGAGGCGGTGAAGGCACGGTCACAGGATTAACCTGTGCGTTCGTGACAGTGTGTCACGTGGAG